CCCGCCCCGCCGTGCTTTTGGGAGCGCGTGGCGGTCGCCCTGGCGGCGCAGGGTGAGACGATGCTGAGCTGGGCCAAAGAAGTACACGTCAGCCACAGCACGCTCGCCTCGCATAAGAACCGGGACCACCTCCCGCGCGACGAGCATATCGACGCGCTCTGCGCTCTCACCGGATGTACCCGCGAGTTCCTGTTCAACCCGGAACCCGTAGACCTCAGCAGATAACGATCGACAGGCAGGAGACAATTAGCGATGACATGGTATTTGGGTGTAACTACCACCCGGCACATCGCCCCCGAACCGGGCGCCGAAAAGGAGCGCGGGGAATTCGCAGTTGAGCGCCAGTTGCGCGCCTTGGGCCTTGAAGCTTTTGCCCCGCGCAAGATCGAGTTCAAGCGCCAGGGCAAAAAGCGCCACGCCGAGCCTGTGATGAGCGCCTACCTGCCGGGCTATATCTTCGCGGAGATCCCGGCCGTGATGTTCACCAAAGCCATCCAGTGTCGAGGGCTCAGCCCTTCACTGATGGCAGTCAGCCCGCAGGAAGTGCGTCGGCACGTTAGGCCCTTTCTGAGCAAGGTAGCGGAGGAAAATGCCGAGGCAGAGCGCATCATCGCCAGTCGTGATAGGGCGGCGATGTGCCAGTTTACGGCAGGGCAGGCTCTGGAGGTGTTGACCGGGCCATTCGCCGACCGGGTGGTGGAATTCACTGGAATGGTGCAGGCGGCCCACGATACGCACCCCATGATTGAGGCGCAGATGGAAATATTCGGGCGGCTGACGCCGGTGAAAGTTGACCCTTTGGATGTGCGCGCTGCATCTTGATTAGCGCGCAACATGTAGTATATTCGCAGGTAAGGTCGCACCTGGACAGCTCCGGTCGGCCCGACCGCGCGCCCCCGTTTTCGGAACTGAGGAAAGGGCGCGTGCTACTGCATTTCAGCAGCCCAGTTCTTGTCGAAGCGTTTTCACTTTGGAGACATTGGAGGGCGTGCTTTGACCGCACACCGTTTCGCAAGGAACGCCATCTTTGTCAGCGTCGGCCCTTGAGTATCCGCAGGCACACCATTGGTAGACGGCCTCTTTGCAGCTGCGGACTTTCCCGCATGTTTTTCCACAAGTGTAGGTTTGTGCTGTCCGGTACGAGCTGAGTTTAGATAGAGGGTGGTCCGAAGCTTGGAGCTGGGTCGCGCAGAAGGTTAAAGCGGCGAAGAAAAAAAGCTGTTTCATTGGTCTGTTTAGGTGTCGAAATCTGAAAATGCAGTGCTGTGCGGGCAGCCCTCACAGGTAATGGTTCGTAGCTTATGTGCTCGCCTAGGTTAATGGTTTGAGAACGGGCGCAGAGGTCCGGCTGATTGATGGCTACGGCCGTTGGTCGTTTGCCGGAAGGGTCCCAGATCAATAGCGAAGCGTCCATTTGCTGGTGCAGCAGAGCGCCGATCGGTGACCCGGCGATTCTCGGGGTCGCGCCAGCATGACTGGGCCGACAGTTCAACAGAGATTGTTTCCACCGAGTTTGTGGATAACCTTGGGGGCAGTCGGGAGATAAGCGGGTTTTCGCCTTGTAACCGAAGGTAGTAGATCTATTTGCTCAAAAAATAGGCAGCTCTGGAGTGGGCTGTTTTAAAAGCGAATTTTTCTTTCGGGCTGACCCTTTAGAGGTGTGGCCGGTGCAGCACGCTTTTTGCACCCGCAGCAAAATCGGCTGACGTTGCGTGGTGCATAACTCCCCTGGGTATCGTTGAAATTGGGGGGCAAGGAACTCATCGGGGATCCGATCCGCACAAAAGCGAACTTCTCGCCCTGTCCTAGCGCCGGAATAGTTCCGGATTCCTTGCACAAAGTAAACCTCACGGGCGGGATGCCCGGCAATCACCACAACAGACGGGAAGTCGATCATGGCGCTCACTGCAAAGCAGGAGCGTTTCGTTGCGGAGTACCTCGTAGACCTGAACGCCACTCAGGCGGCCATCAGGGCAGGTTACAGCGCCAAGACCGCGCATTCGGTTGGGCACGAAAACCTGAAAAAACCTGAAATCGCAAAAGCGATCCAAGAGGCCCAGGCGAAGCGTTCCGACAGAACGGAAATCACACAGGACCGAGTGCTGCAGGAGCTGGCTCGGATCGGCTTTGCGGACATTCGTAAGGCAGTGGCGTGGGGGCGGAGCCCTGTGGATACGGAAGCGAGCGAAGCGGAACCGAATGGCCTTGGGGTTTACCCGGTTGAGCTCATGCCGAGCAGTCAGGTTGACGACGACACAGCGGCCGCAATCTCAGAGGTTTCGCTGACGCAAACCGGTGTTAAGCTCAAAATGCATGACAAGCTGTCGGCCTTGGAGAAGATCGCCCGCCACCTCGGAATGTTGAACGGATCAGGCGCTGGCGACGACGACGCACCGAGCCTGACGATCAACATCAACGCCAAAGACCCCGTTGGTGACGTGCGTGTCACACGATCTGACGGTTAGCGCGCCGCAGGGTGTTTTCCTAAGCGGCCTCAACACCAAGTTTCGCGCCTACGTCGGCGGGTTCGGATCCGGCAAGACCTATGTCGGGTGCCTCGATCTTGGCCTTTTCGCCGGCAAGCACCCCCGCACGGTGCAGGGATATTTCGCCCCGACCTACCGGGATATTCGGGACACCTTCTGGCCGACAATGGACGAGGCCGCGCATTCTTTGGGGTTCACGACCAAGGTCAAGAGCGCCGACAAGGAGGTCGAGTTCTACCGCGGCCGCAGCTACTACGGCACCACCATTTGCCGCTCTATGGATGATCCGGGCGGCATTGTGGGCTTCAAGATCGCCCGCGCCCTGGTGGATGAGATCGACATTCTCTCGAAGGACAAGGCGCAGGCCGCTTGGCGGAAGATCATCGCCCGGATGCGTTTGGTCATTCCCGGCGTGGTCAACGGAATCGGCGTCACGACCACCCCCGAGGGGTTCCGGTTCGTTTATGACAGTTTCAAACGGGAGCCAAAGAGCAACTATTCGATGGTGCAGGCGAGCACCTACGAGAATGAGGCATTCCTGCCTCCTGACTACATTTCGGCGCTTCTGGAGGACTACCCGGACGAGCTGATAAAGGCCTACTTGATGGGCGAGTTCGTCAACCTGACGAGCGGCACGGTCTACCGGAGCTTTGACCGGCAGCGCAACGGATCGACCGAAAGCATCCAGCCGCGGGAACCGCTGCACATCGGGCAGGATTTCAACGTCGGGAATATGGCCTCTGTGGTGTTCGTTAAGCGCGGCGACGACTGGCATGCGGTCGACGAGCTGCAAGGGTTGCAAGACACGCCGCATCTGATCGAGGTGCTAGGCGACCGGTACGAGGGGCACCACCTCACGATCTACCCCGACGCAAGCGGCAGCAGCCGCAAGACGGTCAACGCCAGCACGTCGGATCTGGAGCTTCTGCGCAAGGCAGGTCACGCGATCCGGGCGCCCAGCACCAACCCGCCGGTGAAAGACCGGATCCTGGCCGTCAACACCGCCTTTGAGAAAGGGCGCCTCTTTGTGAACGTGCTTCGCTGCAAGGCCTATGCCGAAGCGCTGGAGCAGCAGAGCTACGACAAAAACGGCGAGCCGGACAAATCCGCCGGCCTCGACCACCACCCAGACGCGGGCGGCTATTTCGTCCACCAGAAAATGCCGGTTGTGAAGCCGACCTTCACCCGGCAGGAGCTTCGACTTTGAGCCAATCCGTCGCACAACGCACACCCGCCGCAGAGGCGCTGGTAAAGAGCGCCGCCCTTGGCCGCGTCCTGATGGGCGGGACAAAGGCCATGCGCACCGCGGGCCGCACCTACCTGCCGCAGTTCCCGGCGGAGAGCGACCCCGCGTACAGTGCGCGCTTGGCGTCCTCGTTCCTGTTCAACGGGTTCAAAAAGACCGTGCGCGACATGACCGGCCGCGTGTTCACCAAGTCGGTTGAGATCGAGGGCGACACGCTCAAGGAGGAAGCGCAGAATATCGACATGCAAGGCCGCGACCTGTCCGCCTTTGCGCGTGACGTGTTCGAGGCGGGCCTGAGCGGCTGCGGCCTGTCGTTCATCATGGTCGATGCCCCGCCGCGCTCTGGCACGGTGACCAAGGCGCAGGCCAAGGCGTCCAACCTGCGGCCCTATCTGGTGCATGTGAAGGCCGAGGAAGTGCTGGGCTGGAAAACCGCCACCGAGGGCAGCCGCTCATTTCTCAGCCAGTGGCGCATGATGGAAACGCTAGAGATTGACGACCCCGAGGACGAATTTGCCACCGACAGGGTGAAGCAGGTGCGCGTCCTGACGCTGGCAGAGGGCCGGGTGAACGTCCGCCTCTATCGCGAGGCCAACAAGGGCACCGAGTGGGAGCTGCACGACGAGTTCGACACTCAGGCTACCGAGATCACCGTCGTGCCGTTCTACGCCAACCGAACAGGCTTCTTTGCCGCCGAGCCTCCGCTGGAGGATCTGGCTGACAAGAACGTTGAGCATTGGCAGAGCGCCAGCGATCAGCGCAACATCTTGCACGCGGCGCGGGTGCCAATCCTACACGCGGCCGGTCGCCAGGATGATGAACCGCTTGTGGTGAGCGCGGGTATGGCGACCACATCGCGTGACCCGAACGCCAAGCTGGAGTGGGTAGAGCATACAGGGGCGGCAATCGAGGCAGGGCGCAATGACCTTAAAGACCTGGAATTTCAAATGCAGGTTCTCGGCTTGCAGCTTCTGGTGGCCGGTACAGAAACGGCGACGGGGGCCTCTCTTGACGCGGCAAAGGAGACTGCGCCGCTCGCAATGATGGCCGACAACCTCAAGGATGCGCTGGAGCAGGCGCTGCGCTGGTTCACCATGTATCAGGGCAGCGAGATGGCCGTCACGGTGAAGGTCAACAAGGACTTTGGCGTCTCGACCCTGACGGCTCAAGAGCTGACCGTGATGCTGACAGCGGTCAACACCGGCAACATGCCGCGCCGGGTTTTCGTGGAGGAAATGAAGCGGCGCGGGTTCATCGCCGAGGACACCGACACGGACGAATATCTGGGCGATCTGGACGATGAAACGCCGCCGGGGCTGGCCGATGAACTCGACCAGTGAGAGAGGCAAGAGTGGCGCGGTTTGCCCGAAGACCGGCAAGTTCTGCGTTCGCGGGTGCCGTTTAGGGCAGCATTGCCCGCTTATGCCGGTTTCTGACTTCGAAAAACCCCTGGGGCGCTGACCGATGGCGGTGAATGACGACCTCGCGGACGAACTGATCCGGCATCAGGTTTATCTCCAGCGCTTCGGCAACGCCACGGCCCGCAAGGTGTTGGCGCTGCTGAAACGGTCGGATGCGCGGGTCATAGAGCGCCTGTTGCGCGACGACCTCACGGAAATTTCACGCACCCGGCAAGAAACGCTCCTGCGGGAGTTGCGCCGGATCATCGACAGCGCCTTCGAGGATGCTACCGGTGCGCTGCAAATCGACCTGGAGGGGCTGGCGGCCTACGAAGGCGAGTATCAGACTGACCTTTTTCGCCGGGTACTGCCGGTGAAATTCGAAACGGTCGCGCCTGCTGCTGACCAGATCCTGGCCGCGGTGAACAGCCGCCCGTTTCAAGGAAAGCTGCTGAAAGAGGTCTATTCGGAGCTGGGCGCCAGTTCATTCCGCAAGGTGCGAGACGCCATCCGGGCCGGGATCGTCGAAGGCCGCACCACCGACCAGATCGTGCGCGATCTGCGGGGCACCAAGGCGCAGGGCTTCAAGGACGGTGTGCTGGACACCAACCGCCGGGCGACGGAAACGGTAGTGCGGACAGCGGTCACCCATACCGCCAACACGGCGCGGGAATACACATATGAGCGCAACGCCGACCTCGTGAAAGGCGTGCGCTGGAACAGCACGTTGGACGGCCGCACATCGGCGGTCTGCCGGGCGCGGGACGGCAAGGTCTACGATCCGGGCAAGGGGCCGCGACCGCCGGCACACTTCAACTGCCGCTCCAGCACATCGCCGGTTCTCGCCTCGTGGCGGGATCTGGGGTTTGACATGGACGAGCTGCCGCCATCCACCCGCGCAAGCATGAACGGGCAGGTTCCGGCGGATAAGGACTATGACACATGGCTGAGAAAGCAGCCTCGGGCCTTTCAGGTCGAGGTTCTCGGTGAAACTAAAGCAAAACTGTTCCGGGCGGGCCTGAAAATGGAACGTTTCGTTGACAGGAAGGGGCAAGAGCTTACTCTTGACGAGCTGAAACGTCGGGAGCGCGACCTTTGGGAAAAGGCCACCTGAAACTGGTGACTGACAAGCCGCAGAAGCCCAATCGGGCCTATGCGGGCGAGCCCATTGAATGCCCCACCTGCCAAAGCCGGGACTTGATCGAGACATTTTCGCCGCGCCTCAAGGGCGGGCGGATTGTGAAGGGTAAGGCCACGGGCTTTGCCTGCGTCTATTGCCAGAAACGAGTCTGGCCTTAACGGCGGGCGGGATGCCCGCGCCAACCTAGCGGGAAGCTAAATCACATGAAAATCGAACTGTCCGACCTCTCGGGGCTTCCCGAGGGGCTGAAATCCGTTGTCGAAACCCAAGGCGACAAGCACGCTCTGGATTTGTCCAAGCTGATGCCCGCCGAGGATCTTACCGGCTTGAAATCGGCGCTCCAGAAAGAGCGCGAGAACGCCCGTGCTTGGGAGAAGTTTGGCAAGCCGGATGAGCTGGAAGCCAAGCTGACCGATCTGGAGAAGAAGGCCCAGGGCACCGGCAAGGCCGCCGAGGATGCGCAGGCCAAGATTGATCAGATCAAGGCCGAATACGAGGACAAGCTGGCCGGCGCAAGCAGCCGGATCGAGAAGATGATGAAGGCCAACGCCTCGGCATCGCTCAAGGCGGAGCTGGCGAAGGCGGGTTTCATCCCCGAAGCAATTGACGACATTGCGGCCACGGCACTCGGCCGCCTGGAATTCAACGAGGACGGCACCCCGAAGGTGCTGACCTCTGACGGCAAGCCCATGATCGGCAACGGCGCGGACCATGGCGCCACCTTGTCCGATCTGGCGAAAGAACTGGCCGAAGCGAAGCCCTACGCGGTTCGCGACGGCGGGAAAGGCGGCGGCGGGAAGCAGCCGGGATCGCAGGGCGGGACGCCTGCACACAGCAACCCCATCTTGGCGCAGGTTCCGGGTCTGGCCGACCTGCCCGAAAAGTAAAGGAGAACAGCCATGTCGCTGTCCAATATGCAGGTATTCAACGATTACATCATGCCTGCGACCATCAAGTCGCTTGATCAGATGATCGACAAGTTCAACGCCGGTTCCGCTGGTGCCATCGTGCTTTCCTCCGAAGGCATGACCGGCGATTTCATGCGCGAGAGCTTTTTCGCCTCGCTGGCCGCCGCGCAGCGCCGCGTTGACCGCAAGGCCGCCAACAGCGCAGCCACCCCGACTGACCTGTCCGAGCTGACCGGCTCCAAGGTAAAAATCGCGGGCGGTTTCGGCCCGGTCCGCTATGAGCCGTCGCAGATGACCTGGCTCCAGCGTCCGACCCAGCAAGGCGTTCTGGCCGCGTCCACTGCTTTCGCGGAGCTGCTGCTGCAAGACCAGCTCAACACCGCGATTGCCGCTCTGGTGGCCGCGCTGGAGAACAACGCTGCCGTGACCAACGACGTGTCCGGTTCCGCAGGCATGACCTACGGCGCAATCAACTCGGCGCACGCCAAGTTTGGCGATGCCTCTGGCCAGATCGTGGCAAACGTGATGACCGGTACTGTGGCGCACAAGCTGATTGGGGACAACTTGACCAACGGTCAGCGCCTGTTCACCGCGGGCAACGTCAACGTGATCGACATTCTCGGCAAGGCCGTGATCGTCACCGACGCGCCGGCACTGTACGAGGCAGGCACCCCGAACAAGTCGAAAGTGCTTGGCCTTGTACCGGGCGCCGCGACCGTGGGCAACACCTCGGACATCATCACCAACGTCGCAACCACCAATGGCAAAGAGCGGATCGAAACGACCTTCCAGGCCGACTATTCGTTCTCTCTGGGCCTCAAGGGCTATGGGTGGGACGAGGCCAACGGCGGCGCTTCTCCGACCGACGCAGAGATCGCCACCGGCACCAACTGGGACAAGGTGGCCGAGTTCGACAAGATGACCGCAGGCGTGATCGCCGTGGCCGACGCCGACCAGTAAGGCGACTTTTTGAGGGGCTGGGCGATCCGGCCCCTTTCTCAAGCCACCAAGGAGAACCACCCATGAAAATCGCATACGAAAAGCATCCCGTTTCGAAGGAGCGCAAAGAAGAACTGCGCTCCAAGGGCTTCAAGATCATCGACGCGCGCTTCGACCCTGATCGCAAAGATCGCGAGGTTTCCCCCGAGAAGATCGTGGAAATGGAGCGCGACGACGTGATTGCGCTGCTCAAAAAGAACGGCGTCGATGATCCGAAAGGCAAAATCGCCGACCTGCGAAACCGCCTGACCGCAATCCTGTTCCCGGAAGTCTGACATGGCCTTGACCGTCGAGGATGGCACCGGCCTGGCTGCTGCTGACAGCTACGTCGAGCTTGCCGACTATCAGGCATACGGCGCCGCTCGCGGCTGGAGCCTAGGCGCGGATGACGCCGCCGACGAGGTGAACCTGCGCCGGGCCTTCGACGGTATCAACCGGCTGTGGTCCTACCTGGGCGAGGCCGAAACCGACGATCAAGCCGGGGCATTCCCTCGCACGCTCTGGACCGGGGTTCCCCAGCGGGTGCAGGATGCGCAGTGCGAGCTGGCCTATCTGGTGCAGGGCGGGCTTGACCCGTTCGCCACCATCAACAGCAGCGCGACCAGTGAGACAATCAAGGTCGGGCCGATCAGCATTGGCGGAGAATGCCTGCCGACCGGGCGGCCACGCATCGTGGCGGTTGAGGGGCTGTTGCGTCCGTATCTCGGCACCGGGCCGGGGCAGGTGCGGGTGCTGCGCGGATGAGCGATGTGGCTGCGGTGAACGTGTCCAAGTGCATCGCGGTGCTCGAGGACGGTAGCCTAGTTCCGATCACCAACCTTTTCGATGCCTGGGGCGATGAATGCGCCCCGGAAGATGCAGTTTCAGCGGTTGCCGGGCCGACGCAGGAAGGCAGTTGGATTTCTCTGGACCTCGCTGAATTTGAGGGGGCGCCTCTGCAATGACCACAATCCGCAGCAAAGTGACCGCGGCTTTCGACAAGCTGGCGGCCAAGCAGCCCGACGCGATCCAGACGGGCGCCATCCGGCGCACAGAGCGGGCAGGAGGCGGGCCAAGCGATCCTGACGGGGGAACGGTCACGACAACCGATTACCCGGCGCGCATGGCCGTTTTTGAAGTCGGCGCGGATCGAGTGAATGGCTCGAACATTTTGGCCGGGGATCTGCAAGTGATTGTCGAGCCTATCAGCATTGAGGTCGCGGCAGAGGATCAAGTGATCTGCGATCGCGGCGCGCTAACCATCGCCAAGCTGGGCCGGGTGGCTTCGGGCGGCGAAACTGCGCTCTATGACATGATCTGCCGGGGCGGACGCTGATGGGCTTTGCGGAAGAAATTGCAGGCTTTGCGGCCAAGACAGAACGCAAAATGGATTTGGCCGTGCTTAAGATCGCCTTGGAGCTGTTCAGCCGCGTCATTCTGAAAACGCCAGTGGACAAGGGCAGGGCGCGGGCCAACTGGCAGGTTGCCATCGGCGG